TCTCCTGATTGATTAAACCCGCCAAAAATAGAACCTGTGTCCTTTGTGCCCCAGCTAAATTATTGGCCAAGACGAATTGTTCAGCTTTAGCCGTATTAATACCAAGCTCCTTTTCCAATGCTTGGGCGCTATATTTAACTTGTTCAGAGAATGGGATGTTCATTCCAGCTAAGGTATTATAAGAACCCCTTAAATTATCTTCAATTTTAACATAGTTATCTGAGATGGCCTTTGTATGATCCCTCCATAGAACCATCCTGTTTAACTGTTCAGGATCCATACCCATCTTTTCTTTCAACCTAGCATCATAAACCCCTTGTAATTCTCTAAACTTCCCAATTCCTCCCACCATCCCTAATATGGATGGAACATATTTTAAAGTTTCTTCTGGGAGTCCTTTTTCACCAGCAATCCATTTATCAACACGCCCTGGCCCAGCGTCATACGCGGCTAGGGCCAACCCCCAATCACGATATTTACTAAATAACTTATTTAGGTATTCCGTCCCCCCCATAATATTCTGCATAATATCATAGGGATTTGATACCCCTAAATCTTGGGCCGTCCCAGGCATCAGTTGCATTAAACCCATAGCCCCCTTTGGAGATTTGGCCCAAGGGGATCCCCTTGATTCTTGTTGGATGATAGCCCTAATCATAGCGGCAGATACGGCAGGGAACTTAGAAGTAGCCGCTAAAATAGCTTCTTCTATTTGTTGCGAAGTTGGTTTAAAATTTGGTTGTATTGGGGCGGTAGGGAATGCGTAATTGAGGCCCATCCCAGCCTTAAGGTATTCTTGATAACTAGTTGCCCCCCCAAGATACCTCTGCATAGCCTGTTGCAAACCCTCTGTACTCGTACTGGTAGTAGGGGTATTGGCTAACTCTTTAACTTTGTCTATAACTTTATCTATAGAAGATACAATAGAATCAGTTTGTGTCCTCCAAGCATCCCCCCATTTTAAAGCGGCGGCTTCCATTTCAGAACCGGCAGTCTTAGCCCCCATTATGAGTTGGGCCATCGGTCCCCCATATAGTTCTGCTAAAGTAGCCTCGGAAGGGGGGGTTACAAACTTCTTTTGGAATTCCTCAAATTTAAATAGATTCTTCTTTAATTGTATCTCTAATCCTTCCCCCATATTCTCTAAATAATACCTGTAAATATCTCTATTCCGTTGTTCTAACTCCGCAGATACTATCTGATTTCTAATATTTAACAATTGCTGTTCGTATACAATGGCTAATTTTTGGGTCTCCCCATGTTCTTTCATCTTATAAATGGTCTTATCAATAGAATCATTCATCTTAGCCATCTGTGATATAATCTTACTCAACCTATTTTCAGAGGCCACCCCCAATTCTCTATTCATATTTGCAGCTAAGGAATTTACGGATTGTAGGGCTTCTACGGCTTGTTGTGACCATTCCCGCATTTTATCCCCGGGTTCGCCTCGCATACCCCCTACCCCACTAACTCCCCCCAAGAGATATCTCTGATATGGTTTAAAGAATTCACCCTGCTGTTGCCGATATGGCGAGAAAGGTTCTTCTCTTTTAGGTTCGGTTATATACTGCCAGGGTTCTTCATATAGGGTTGCCCCAGTTCTCCCTTGTAAGGTTTTATAAGCTCCGAAGGAGGCCAAAGCAGCAGCAACCAATAATAGATTAGGCAACAACAAAGTCATAGCGGCATTTAAGGCAATACCAGCCGCGGTAGCCGCCGTCATAGCTTGGCCAAAACTATTAAATACCGCAATCTCAGTAGCCGCCCCCAATAAAACTGGGATAATTCCCCCAACTACTGCCGTAAGGGTTGTCCACCAGCTAACTAACTTAGAACCCACCAATAAAGCAGTAGTGACAAAAATACTTTTAAAAATAGCCAGAATTAGTTGCAGAACGCCAAATAAGATTCTAAGATAAAGAGCTACAATCGCTAAATTCCCAATCCAGGAACCAAACTCCGCACCTATTTTAGTTAAAATTGGATGGGTTTCTGGGAATTTGGATAAATATACTAGAACATTTTTAATACCATCTAAAACCCCAACAATGGCACTATCCACAGCCCGAATAGTAGAAAGAAAACCTGGGTTAAAAGTGATCGTCTTGGATTTTTCATCAATATCTACAATCCAATTGGTCAGGTCATACATATAAACCTTTAATGTAGTAAAGGCCCCTTCAAAACCTGTACCTAAGATATTCTGGAAGGCGTCTTTCAAATTAGATAGAGATACAGTAAAGGTAGTTACACTTCTTTCTGCCAAAATAGAAAGAATAGCAGTTCTTTCCATGAACTCTGCGAAGAATTTTCCGGAGGATTGTAGTTGGCGGATAGATTCATTATCAAACCCTAACCCCTCCAACAAAGGTTTGACACGAGTCATCCTTGCCTGCATGGTTCCAGTTAAGAAAGAACGGATTTCTTCGTTTAACTGGTTCATTGGGATACCGGCTAACTGGGCTATCTGCACGAACCGTTGTACAAACTGCACCATGTTAGCTAGCGGAACCCCAGCCTCCCTAGCTGGAGCCGCTGCCTGTTGCATAGCGGCCATTAATTCCTGATAAGTAGCCGCCGTTTTTAAACCGGCTATCCGTAAGTCGGTTTGTAGGATGATGGCATCTTCTTGGGCCTTGTTGAAAGCATCAGCACCCCTAACAATCATCCCCTGAGCATCCCTATATTTATAAAGGGAAGCTAATAAACCGGTCAAGGCTAGGTTGGTATCTTCCACCATTCTATTAAATTCAAAACCGGCTTGGACGATTTGGATGGCGTTCTTGAGGGTATAGAAAATAGCAGCGATAGAAGCCAAAGTTCGGCCGAACTTCAGCAAATCATTTTGGAAGTTATCAATAGACTTAACTCCTCTACCCATAGAGGAACTTAGTTCATCTACTCCCCTTGCGGTACTCCTGGCTCTACGTTCTACCCCTTCTAATTGGGATTGAGCTTGTTCAGCACCAGTGGTGGATACCCTAATGACTAACGAGGCTAAATCTGGCAAATTACTTCCCCTTCACCCTCTTCTTATCTATAGAATTAATAACTTCCAAATATTTAGCATCCATCTGTTTTAACATACGAACCTCCCATTTGGATGGCATATTTCCAGTTAAAGATATCCACGCTATAAGTTCACCATATGTGATGGGGGATGGCCCCCACCCCCCACCACGGGAAGAACTTAAGTCCATGAACCATTCCCATAGATAAAACAGATCACTAGGGACAATTAAATCCGGGCCTGGGTATTTCCCGGTCTGTTTCTCTATCTGAGTATATCTATCATGATCTGTAACACCGTTTTCATCTGGATAATAAAGTTTTACCCAAATTTCAACGGCTTCTTCTAGAATCGTGCCTAACTCTGCAAAAAAGAGGCACGGTCCTCCGTAAAGGCTTGTACCTGTTCCCTCAACCAAGGGAGTTTGGTAAAAACCATTTTTACATTATCGTAATTGCAAACCAACGGTTTCCCACCCCACTCCACATTCTCCCACTTTAAAGTACATTTGGCTAATATCTCAATGTTATCAGCCTCAATTTCCTCAGCGGAAGCCACTAAACGGATCCTACCTCTTTGGGTCATTTTCTTTAACCGTTTGTTTTGGAGGGCTAATGTGTGTTTACGCCAAGTTTCGGAATCTACCCCCACTACCCACACATAAATAGGAGGATCAAAGGATTGCTCAGTAACAGGATGGTAAATTTCCATACGGATTCCCTCGTCACTAGCACTTGCAATTTCCAATTTACTTAAATCCATACAAATTCTCCTTCTTTATATATCAATTCTGGTAATTTGCGCGGTATAGCCATAAGTAGAACTATAAACCGCTTGGAAAGGCATACGCAAAGTAATAGGACCTTCCCCATCTACTGGATGTTCTGCTCCACCGAATTTAACATTGGGGATAAAGAATTTATAATAGTTATCAGTTCCACCCACATCAAATTCCAAATAAGAAGCAGTTTCATCTATAAACTTGTTTATCATACTCTTATCTTCTAAGAATAGTTCCACCGTCCCAGTTATATTACACCTACCAAGAACGACCTTCTGGGTATATTTGGAACCAATAATAAAAGTATGTGCCCCACCATTCTCTAACCGGAAATCCACACCCGTTACAAAGGCTACTACAGCCCCGGCTTCTTTAATGGCCCCCGTAAAAGTATCGTATGGAGAACCTGTTTGCGAAGCAGCGGGGGTTCCTAAAGAAGTTGTTGTAGCTAGAGTACTTTTCCCCATAATACGTAAAGTACCCGTAACTATAGCATTGGGACGAAGGGCTAAATCAACCCCATTGACCACACAACCCTCAAGGTGTTCATATAAAGTAATATCGGTATATCCCCGTTCAAAAGTAAAGGAACGCTCGGTAGTGCCATTCCGCAGTGAAGATAGTCTTTTCACATTGATGGTACTCCCAGCGGCCTTAGAAGCCAAAGTGGAATACGCACAGAACAATGTTGCAGAGGAAGCCCCTGTAACAAGGTGAATGCCATTGGTACCTATACCAGCCCCAGTAAAACCAGTCACATAAATACAATCGCCAGTATTAAAGGCCGTAAAGGTAACAGAAGCACTATAGATCCTACTACCAGTTGTTCTACAACCAATGGTAGCACTAGTTATAGACATTAATGTCTGCCAAGTACCACAAAACCCAGCCTGAAACAAAGTGTCAAATTCCGACCAAGATAGTTCAAAAGCGATGTCCCCGCCTATCTGGTGAGTCCCATGCCTAAAATCGGTAATCTGCCTATCACTCCGTATTTCCCTTGACTGGAAGGTATCTTTGGTTAATTGCAAAGAACAAGATACATTCCGAAGAGCTACCATACTTGGGGCGGGCGGAGTAGTACCGAAAGTGGCTTCGGTAACATAACTAACTTGGCTCATTGAGCCCGCAGCGAAATCGGTCATAATTACAAATCCTCCATCAAACTTCTTTCTTTAATAGAACTACATTCACTAATCGTTCGAAAAACATTGATAATAAATACTGACAGGCACTTTATAAAAAGGGCCGTCCACATCCCCCCTTTCGGGGTAAGACCTAATAATTCTAACTTCTACAGAATTATAAGTTACTAATGTCCCTGTTTTAAATTGGGTACATATAGCCCCAGCTTTAGCTTTAGCCGGATACCACCCTTGTTTTATAGGATATAAACAGTCTATTTGAAAAACACCAACGTATGCTTCGAATCCATTTGGGCCTAAAGTAACCCTAGTGGTTTCTCCAGGCATTAACCAAGTTTTTAGATATGGAGTATTTAATATAGGAACATACTCCTTATTCTCCCAAGCTATAGCCATTGTCGGAGTCATTAAACTGAGGTGTTTATTAAGAGCCGACTGGATATCTTCGTTTACCGTACCCAAAATATCCTCTATTTTACTTTAAACCCCAATGATGGGGTAGTTTATACCACTTATACTTATAGAACGGACAACTTCATCTGTTATATTACCAAATTCAGACAATGTAATCCTAACCATCCCCTTTGGGGCTTGGGGAGAACCATAAGGGGGATCTGGGTAAACCCTCCCTCCTTCAAGGAAGATGATATATCTAACATTATTAAAGATGTAGGCAATTACACCATCTTTAATATCCATCCCATCTAAAATAAAATTGGAACCCGCCCTTATCGTAGCCCCACCGGTTTTGTCGAACCTACCAGCCCCGACCGGAATCTTCCCCCTATTAGAAGAAACTGTTCTAACTCTAGTGACTACTTTTCCCTCCCAATACCCAGTGGCAGTACGTTGACTACGATTAACCCTAGTCCATACCACCTTGTCCTCAGTTGGACTCCCCCCAAGTTCTGAATATAAAGAATAGACTTTTGCCACTTGCCAACCCCCTCTAGCCCTACCTGTATCTACGGGGGTTCTCTTAACAATGCGCTTAAAAACCTCGAATACCATTTTACGGACTGCTAGGTCTGTATTCCCCTTTGCCTTTTTTACAAAACTAGATATGTCGGCTACAAAATTACCTAGATTCCTATCCGGCTGTACTCCAATCCCAGGGCGTATGTATGTGGATACTGGCACTTATCTCTATGCCGGGACTCTTATCCCTAGTATCCTAGATTGTGGGAACCAAGCATAACTTACACTATCATGCTGATTTCCACCCAAAAGTTTTATAGAATCTTCATTACTATCCACAAAAAAGCCGACATGTCCAGAATTTTCACCACGTTGCAATACCACAATAGAACCAACAATCAAATTACCCCAATCAGCTTCTACCCCCCATTCTAACCAATTTCTGGCCCAAGCCGAATTAGTGCCTTCATAACCCGCTAATTGTAAAATACGATTCACAAAAGCACTACACCAAGGGATTTCATCACTCTCGTTCTCCGGATACCCAACCGTAGTTGATTTTAAACATTCAACAATGAACCCATCCGCCTCTGGGCCCGCAATCTCATGGATCCCTAATTTCTCCCGTGCAATTGCCATCCAAGGGAATTCTTTCATAACAGTTAATTACCTCCGAATTATCGCCCGATAAAACAAATCAATACCAGATGGTTCTAAAGTTTGCACACCCACTACACCATACTCTATGGAATCTACAATTACGGTATCTCCAATAGTAATGGTTAAGGTTGCCCCTGTTGCAATCAAAACCTCTTTATCCCCACGTTGAACCAAATTCCCTTCCATGAACATATCCCCCCAATTTCGACTACTAGGGGATCTTATTAACCCGTTGGCTGAACAAGAAAGAGTTGTGCTAGATGAAAATTGCCCTGTAATCGGATTCCATGTTGATAAACTCACTCTGTTTATAGTAACAGGCGTCCCATATTTAACTATTAAATTCTTAGCCCGACAAGATAGTGAAGTATAGTCCATATTTCAAAAATAAAGCCTGCCAGTTTAAAACTAGCAGGCTCAACAAGATTCCAAAGGATTTAACGAGTTTCTGCTATTGATTATAATACAGTAAATTCTTCTACTAGTAAATAGAATTCTCCTATGCTCGGACTATTTCTACGATATTTTTACTCCGTATCCATGGTTTCAACAATACATCAATATAGGGCATGGAAGGTATTTGACTAGCCCCCCCACGTTCGTACTCAATCTCAACTACGTCCACACGTTCTCTAACTATATTCCCAGAGGTATCCTGATCTGGTAGGGGGTCATTGTCATTAATAAATCTAATAGCTAGTTCAGTCTGAACCCATTTTATATGGAGTGGTATCCCAGTAGCTGAAATGTAATAACCATTTCTATCCAATACATTCCTTCTAGGCCATTCCAATGGATTAGTAGAAGAAGTCTTAGTTCCATTCCAATCCAAAGTTTCCATAAAATAACAAGCTCTAATTAGAGCGGCATTTTGGGTAGTAGTAGAAAAGGATGTCCATTCAGACGACCTGCCAATTGTGGTTATATAAGTAGTCGCCGAAACCAAGGAATAGTAGGAATTTGCAGAAGCCAAAGTACCCGCCCCTGTTTCTATTACTATTGTCATTTATTCTATCCTCTTAATTTACTGCCCTTCTCTTTAGGATTAGGGGCAGTTCCTTTTACCTTGGAAAGACGAAGGCGTTTTTTCGGTTTTAGGGTTTTCTTTTTCTTTCTCCCCCTACCCTTTGTGGAACCCTTCTTTCCTTTACTTTTTTCGCCCATTATTGTCCAGTTTTTTTCTGTTTTATTTTAGGATATTTCTTCTTAACAGCCCTTCGAACACGTTTTTTCTCTTCTGGAGTACCAAAAGCCGATACCCTTGCTAAAGCATTTCTAGCATGAGCCTCATCCATAATTGGATACGCTCTTTCCTCTGGGATAGCAAACGATGTCTTTGGGAGCCGTTGCCGTTTCTTGTAGGTTAATTTAGCCATTCTATCCTCCATAGGAATAAAATTCTAAAAATATTACTCCCCCTCCTCACTATTTTGCCCATTTTTCCCCAACCAAGTATATCTTTGAATTTTAGCGGGGTTCCCCCAAACCATAGTGTCATCCGGGACATCTTTAGTTACAATGGACCCTGCCCCAATAACGGCATTTTTTCCTATTGTTACACATAAAATAGTGGCGTTCGCCCCTATCGTCGCCCCTTCTTTAACAAGGGTGGTTTCAAACTTACCACGCTTATAGGCTTTAGGTTTCTTAACATTTGTGAAAACTACGTTTGGGCCCACAAACACTTTATCTTCCAACTGAACACCATCCCAAAGGGAAACCCCATTTTGGATCCTACAATCATCACCAATCCTGGCTGTGGAAGCAATGAAACATCCCTGGCCGATCGATACATTCTTCCCAATTACAGCCCCGTCCATTACATGTGTCCAACGCCAAATCTTACTACCATCCCCAATTATAGCACCGGCTTCTACATCAGCTAGTCTGTGGATGAAAATGGGCGGTTTAAAATTATTACTCATAAATTCTCCTCTAGGATAGGTTAATTCTATGACTAACCTTTATTTACATGCCCCTAATTGCTTCACATATTTGGATACTTGGTAAAGCAACATCCAAACCAAAACCTTTTCCAGCTATAATACTTTGATAGGAAGTAGTATGTAGGTTAGAAAACCCTTTAGAAAAATCTACCATCTCCCCATCGATCATTAATTCCCTTTTAGCTCCTTTTTCTATAGATAAGTCAAAAGAAACAAGAGCTTTTTCTAATTCCCAAAAACCACTTACTCCCATCGCCGTTTTTGTGGTTATTTCCGGCATTTTAGGGAATGCCCCACCAAATAACCAAATCAACATATCTATCATATGGATACCAATGTTGAAGATAATCCCCCCACTTTTCTCCTCATCAAATTTCCAACTGTATTGATACCATATTCCCCTAGGGGTGAAATATTTTAAAGAAACTTTATGGTTATTCCCTATTTTATTTTTTAATTCTTGTAGGGCTGGGCTTAAACGTAATTGCAAAATAGTAAAAACCTTACACCCCGTCTTTTCCTCCATATTCTGTAATTCATATAAATTTTTTTGTGTAAGGACTACTGGTTTTTCACAAACAACATCCGCCCCCAACCTCATGCCAAAACGACAATGGGAATCGTGTAAATAATTCGGGCTTACTACAACAACATAATCAATTTCGTGTTCTAGTTTACTACAATATCTATCAAAGCGCTCAAATTCGGAAAAATATCTACAATCTGGGAAAAAACTATCTATAAACCCAACTGAATCATGGGGATCTAAACCAGCCAATAAGACCCCCCCCGTTTCCTTTATCGCTTTAACATGGCGAGGGGCAACAAAACCAGCCATCCCGGTTAAGACATAATTAATGGGAGACACTAACTCTTTTTCCTTTTCCTACTTTTTTTAATTCTAACCGTGCCAGCATGAAGTTCCCCCTTTAATTTATTTTTTTGTTGCAGGGTTAAAGGGGATCCCTTGGACAATAAGAAGCGGACCTGTCCAAGGCTCTTAATTTTCGGCCCAGCCATATCTACTCACCTATGGGGATTTGATATACATCTAATTTAGGTAAATTTTTAACCATTCCCACTACATCTCCATATACTTCTTTTACTTCCGAAAGTAGGTGTGCTTGCCCAATTAAATTTAGATTGGAATATAATTCTTTCAATACATCCGGTGAAGTTTTGGATAACCTGGGTTTAAGATACTTCCAAGTTTCCATCCCCTCTTGTAAAGAGGCAATGCACAAACGATATATATTCAGGGTTAATAAATCCTCCCGCAGAGAAAAATAGAATTGCCCAGCTTTCTTCGCTGGATTTTCCACCATTTCCCTATAACCACGGATGTACCGTCGACATCCTTCAGCCATAACGTATTTATTATCAGTTAATGCCCCGTGATCAGCTAGAGCACTAGCAATATCTGGATCTAAGGGCCTTTCCCCCATAGCTTCGTTAATCAACTTATAGGCTTCCTCCATCAATCCAGCTTCCTGACAACTCTTTATCATAGTGAAATAGATAGTATAATTGAACCTATCGGGTGGGATGATATGTTTTAACTTTAAATATTTATACCCCCACTTACGAGATTCTTTATGTCTTTTATGATGACCCAACAATTGGCACAAATAGAAATAAACATCTTTATTTTTTGGAAGACCGGACTCATCTACATCCTTCAATTCCCTCATTAGAAGTTTATGTGTCCTATGAAACTTAGTCATCATTTGTTCTTTACTTAAATCGTATCCATAATGTTCTAAAGAAATTAAATCACATAATACCGCGGCACCGTCAAAGATAGGGGAATTGTGTACTCTATTTTCATAATGAATATACTCCTTCTTAAATATTCTTCCACTATTACAACTCATGGCAACTTCTTTGTTCTGAATATCGTTAACCATAAGAGCTACCGCATTATATTGTTTTTCAACTAA